TCACATCACCGGCGCTTCATCATCCCTCGTCCGGTTGACCAGCCACGTCACTACGCCTATCACCTCGACGTCATCCAGTGCGTCACCCTCGATAGCTTCTCCATCTTCCGTAATAAGAGATTTACCCGCTGGCCTGGCAAAATGGTTGCGGCCGAGCCAGTTAATCAGGACGTAATCGCCCTTTGCGGGAATGCCGCCCTTCTCCACTACCGCATAACCGCCGGTCGTCTCGATGATCATCGTATTGGCGTTCGTGCCACAGACGATGTCTGGAGTGAGTCGGGTCTGAATGAAATCCATTGCAGGTGACGGAAAGCCCATGGTCAGAACCCTCCCTGATTTGGGTTGTAGAGCATGAACGTGCGCTCCTCTCCCTCCTGTGTGGAGATGTCCTTGAAAGTATCGATGTGATGCTCGATCCACACATTGGCCTCATGCAGTGACCAGTCGTGTTTGCGTTTCGCCAGTTCAGCGACGAAATCGATGGTAGTGACGGTGCGCATCCCTTTCGGGCTGATGTGTAGTGCTGCGTAGAACGCTGGGCGGATATCTGATAAGCGCGGCATAGTGACCTCCTTCTTTTATACTGTATGTGTATACAGTAGTTTTATGAAAGAAGGAGATCAATACGAAGCGGCCTATCAATTATTGCGGCTGCGGTTTATCAGGCCACTTGATGTCATGCGCCGTATCCGCATCCACGCGAGACAACAGAACCCGGTATCTTTTCCAGAGAGGCAGCGCTGCCGCTTCTTCGTCAGTGGCCATTTCGAGATCAACGGCATCCTGCAGAACTGAGATTCGCTGGCTGGCTTCATTCATCAGCGTCTGCTTTGATGAGGAGTTCCGGTTTAGGGCCTGCGTACGCTCATACTCAATATCTTCCGCACTCGGTGGCGGCGCGGTAAATTTCCCGTCCGCATACGTAAACCCGGCATTAACAGGTGTGCCATCAGGCACCTCTACGGCTATTACGCCATCAGGGAATTCCAGTGGGGACTTTTCCGGGCCATCCCAGACAATCGTATTCGTTACTACACCGTCTTTAATGGTTGCATAAATGCTCATTACGCATACTCCCAGACTAAAATTATTCCGTCTGCTCCATTACCACCAGGTACAGCGGTCGCAGATGTCGATACGCCGCCGCCGCCGCCAGCACCGTAGTTTGTCGCTGATGGTGATGCGCCGGCACTGGAGCTGCCCGCAGTGTTAAGGCCACTTACTGCGCCACCGGTACCAATTTTCGAGTGACCGCCGCCGCCGCCAAAGCAGAACGTAGAAGATAGCATCAGCCCAATGCTGGAATACCCACCTGTGATAGCCTCAATAAAGTCACCAACAAAGTTACTGGTTCCGCTCGTCACGTCCGTGTAGGTAGATGCACCGCTGTATGAAGAAGCGCGTCCACCTAAACCACCAGATACGGAAAGACTGCCAAATGTGGTTGCACCACCATCCGATCCCTTTCCGCCAGAGTTTGCAACGCCGCCACCGCCAACCGCGTAATTCACAGATGCGGCAACGGCTGTTATGCGCGCTTTGCCATACGCGCCTGATGAGCCGCCCGCGCCAGCGGAGCTTGTCGTATTGCTTCCTGCGAATGCCCCGCCACCGGCACCGCCGCCCCCTACTAATTCAACAATGATTTTTTTTGTTCCGGGCGTAGGCGTGTATGTGCCGCTGCCTGTCAGCTTCTGCACACCAATTAATGATCCAGTAGTATCATCACGATAAATATTCGTACCATCACCGGACACGGGCACCGTTGAACCATTGGGTATAGAGACTCCACTACCATTTGGGGTTTTAACAGTGACAGAGAAATTGCCAGTGCAATTGTTTACTACAATCCATCGCTTAATCCACGCTGGAAGAACCAAGTTGATATTGGCGCTCAGTGTGCCTGCCAGAGTGATTCTCTCTTTCGATGCCTGCAGCGTAGTCAGCGTAACACTTGAGCCTGACAGGCCGGTAATTCCTGTAACTCCATAGTTCTCTGCCGGGACCCAGCCCGTGGTCGCTGCGCCGGTAACTTCTGGGTTAGCAGTGTTGCCATCTGTGGTGTTAAGCCAGTACCCGTCCAGGGTTGAGTTGGGGATTTTTGCCCCTTTCGGGTAGCCAGCAATAGCAGTGTTGAATGCCGCGTTGAATGGGTATCCCGCGCCTGACTGTGACCAGCGCAGAGCAGCTGTTATATCATTCAGCACACCATTAAAGTCGGTGCCAAAAGGTGGCACACCGCCTGCTGCCAGAGGCGTTCTGGTTAGCGGAGGAAAACCATCGGTATATGATGCGCGGCCCGCGGTGATACCAATCTGCGAGTCATTAGGGATGTTCTGTTTAGAGCCTGCGTCGGCAAATGGAACCGGCAGTAATTTAGGCTGCGAGCTGGTCTGCATTTTGTATTCCTGAGTCGGGGAAGAAGGTGCCGTTTTCGAATGGCTGCATTCCAGCCTCGGCAAATCCAAAGGTGTTGTTGAAATCGAGAGACATGATGCTGACGCTGACGCCTGCAGGCTTGGCGATCGCATTCGAGTTGAGCAGGATTGCCCACTCTACCGGCGTCAGGTTGAAGCCAAAGACATAGCTCATGGACATCACGCCGGTAATGGCTACGAACGTGTCACCCTGGTCGCCAAACAGGTAATAGAGCGCCTTATTCAGCGACGGGATTGAACAGTCCGTGATGTTTGCCATCGCCTTAGCCAGTATCAGTTTTCGGTATCCATCGTCAGCCAGCCTGACCGTCGATGTAAGTTGCACACCTTCAAAGAAAGGTGCCTCATCAAATGGTTTGGGTGAATCGTCAGTGGCGCTGATAAACGCTTCGTCAAAGCCGAAATACGTGGCTGATTCCCTGACGTTGAGCAGGCGTGATACGCCGACTATCTTTCCCCACACATCCAGCCCATAACCCGTAGCTGTCGAAACGTCCCAGATGGCCGCCAGGAATTCTTCAGTGAACTCCGACATGTCCATTGAGGTATTAAATGTTTCGATCAGGCTTCGGAGGTTAGAGCTGGCGGCGTATTGCGTGAGGATCGTGTCTTTCACGTTCTTCATACAAGGCTCACAGAGATGTCACTGGCATCGAGAGAAGGTATCTGGTCAACGCCGTATTCGACGGATGAGGAATATGTTGTTCCGTTCTTACTGACCGTAAGAGACAGGACGTTGACCACGGAAGGGTCAATCTTATTCACCACAGAGTAATAACCGCCGGCGAAAAGCTTTGACCCAATTCTGGCTTTTGGCACAAGGTCGCTCCCGCCATTAAAAGCATTAATTACCTGCTCTTTTACCAGGTCGCCGATGTTAGATGGCAGCGAGGCGTTGTTCGCAATTTCAACTTTGTAATACGTTCTGGCAGGCGAAGGGGTATTCCAGGTGATCGTATATTGCGGTAGGTTGTTGGTTCCCTGCGTTGTATCCGTCACGACAAAGGACGTATTTCCCACCATGCCGCACCCGGCCTGATTCTTAATATAAATCGCCTGCGCAATATCAGCTGCGTTACCCCCATATGCCGCCACGTAAACGCTGTGCGCCGGAACCGGGTAATTTGTTGCACCGATATTTACCGTTGATCCTGAATGATTTGACCAGACATAAGCATCAGTCACACCGTCAACGTCCAGCACGGCGGCGTAAATTGACTCCGGGGTGCCTTTCGCATTCAGGGCGACAGATTGTTTGCGCCGGTATTCAAAATTAGCCCTGGTCTCTACATCGTTACCTGCCGAACCTGCCGCAGCATTCGTAATCCCTGACCATCCCGATATGCCGCGATAGATTCGGTTAAGAGCGCCTACAGGACACGGTATAGCTCCGCTGGTCAGGTTCTGAAATACGATATCAATAGACCCTGTTGAGGGGATTACTGCATCAGTAAGCGACGTATAGATATAACCAGCTTCATCCTGCGCCGTGCTCCCTGCCGGAATGGGCGTCCCCACGAGACCGGTAACTGTCGCCGTTACAGTTGTCCCCGTGGCGGCTATGCGGTCAATGAAATAAATGCGCCCGATAGCATCCTGAAATCGCCCGGATGCGTAATCAGGGTTGATGTTGTTTGCGATATAAAGCAGCTGGTCATTTTTGTCGGCGATAATTGCCGCGTCGCTTTGCGCCATCTGCCCCTGCGGTGTCGTGAGGCTTTTGCTCATCCCGCCACCGAAGGAGTTATCCAGATCTACCAGTCGCCCGTCTAGGATATCAATCTCATCCGGCACCGAGAGACCGATGTCAGAAAACTCAGCAGCGGGAACTGCCGTTGTTGCGATTACTGTCGCCATGCGTGGCCTCAGAATTGGATTGTGCTGGAGATGTTATTAGTGTCTGTGATCGTCATGACGCCGGAGCATTTCCGATCACCTTTCCCGATAGCCACCGTGCAGGCCGCTGACTGAACGTAGGGGAGTTTTAAGGCTTCAGTTTGCATCTTGGTATTAATAAGCTGCGTGCCGGGCCAGTGGCCCAAAATACGCTGGTAATAAGGGATGCCAAGCGAGGTGTCGTACCATGACTCACCGAGGAATGTCAGACAGGCACAGGCGACGTCCTGAGCTACGGCGTAGGGATTGTCGGTTATTGCCATATTGCCAAAACTATCGAGGCTGATATCCCATGAGTCGGTTTCAAGCAGGAAAGATTTTGTGATCATATCAGCCCGCCCATATACGTGATGGTGACTGAGGGTTGACGGTATATTTCTTCAGGAATTTGAGTTTCAGATCATCATTGATGACACGCAGATTGACGTGGTAACCGTCTAAAGGAGTGTATTCCGTTTCCGGCTCACCCGGGTTAACTGGCACCTGCACGACACCAACAATATCTACCAGAACCTCCGGGTGATAATAGCTTCCTTCAACGTCCTCAAAGCCTGATTTCAGCAGCTGCTTCCTCATCTCGTTTTCATTACTGAACCGCAGGTAAATATCTTTCATCTTATGCCCTTCATTTGGATGTCAGATAACGCCCTGTGCCAGATACGCAGATTGCGTATATGACCGTTAAGCATGCGTGATCCAGAGGCCGTGGCCCCGGCTCCGCGTCCGATATAAAAGAGCTGATTGACTGAGGAAGTTGTCCCGGGTGTTGGTCGGGATACAGATGTCGGGCTGGTCAGGAGGGTCCCATCCACGCAACTCTGATTCTGTGAAGTTGTGGAGCGGGAACTAACCGTATGGATCTGACCGTCATCAATCCTGTTGTCTGAGTAGTTAAAGGTCGCGCTACCGTATGCGAATGCATACTTACCAGCAGTAGACGATGAGCTATCGACCATAAGGATGATGTTATCGTTGGTTGTTGGATATGCCGCAAGAATCCCGCGGCGGCTTGACGTAGCGCCATCTGTCGCAGTCTGACCGTTACAGTGAACCTCAGCCGCGATAGTTACCGGGCCAAAATAGTTGTCATTACCTGAGCGTTGCGCGGAGCAATCGTCAGCGGCCCGGGTTGCTGCCGCTGTGGTCGTTGGGATGTATGAGGTTGGAATTGGACTGGCTTCCGCCTGCCCCCCCCCAGACATAAAAACCTTCACCCGCCACACCAGTAATAGAAGGGCGTCGACCATTATTTAAACTGTCAATTGCAGCAACCCAAACTCCTGAAAAGGACGCTGCCGTTGTGGTCATAGAACCATCTATAAGCGTGGTAGCTGTGCAGCGATACCAACCGTTACTTAAGGATTGAATAGACGCACTATAGCAAGCCCCTTTGTTCACTGTCCCGTTTGTTAAATCGAAGTTTGCAAATGCATCTGAGAGGCCTGTAGCCCCACCGGGCCATACAATTTGAACCAACGAGCGCTCACCTGCTTTCATGAATACCGATGCAGTGTGATATGCACCAGGAATGAAGGGAGCGAGAGTTGTTATAGGTAGCCTGACATCTTTTTGAGCTGATGTTACATCTGTGATGTTAACCTTAATAGCCGTGTTAGTTCCATCTGGAGCTATACCACTGCCTGCAACAACCGCAAGGTTGTAACCGACCCAGCCATTATTGGATGGTGCAATATAATTAGTTCCCGGCCCCTCAATCAATAAACCTTGTTTTTCAAATCGAGCTTCATTAATCGCCGCTGTCTGCAACACGCCTGATTTGTCGATATACGTCGCGGTTGATGCTCTGGTGAATGACAGCAATTTAGTGTTTACCGGATATCCGGAAATCATTTTTAAATCGTCACTGAGTGGTGCCCATACATCCGGGAACGGCGGCGCGACATAACCCGTGGCAGCGGCTGAACTGGCGGCCTCTGCGGCGCTCTGTGCTGCGGATGCTGCTGAAGCGGACGCACTGGTTTCGCTGGACTTTGAAGCTGTCTCAGAAGCTTTTGCGGCTGCTTGCGAAGATAGTGCCTGCTGCGCGGCGCCAGTGGCCTGCCCGGTCAGCTCTTCAACATTAGCCTGCAGGTTGTCGGCGACGATGACGCACTGCGCAGCGGCGTTCTCCGCTACTGTTGCGTATTGCGCTGCGCGTCGAATATCAATAGTGGACATAGTGGATTCCATTAATAAAAAACCCGCCGAAGCGGGTATGAGCGGTGTCGTTATTCGGCGTGTTGGTTTTTGAATCCAGGCAACATGATTTGACCCTGCTTATCCAGCCTTTCAATCTGCGCCAGTAATTTTGGCTTTTTCTCTTTACCCCACCGGCGAAGCAGTCGACCTGACATACTGGCAACGTCTTTTTCTTTCATGAACTCAAGCATCACGGAATTACGTTCCGCTTCAAGTTTGTGTTTACCCTGGGCGATCATGTCGGCCATCCAGTCGAAAGCAGCTATGTATGCCTCTTTGAAAGCAAACGCTGCTGAGCCGGTAAAACTGAATACCAACATTGTCCAGCCGTTGCGCGTCATGCGATAGAACGGCTGAGGCTTTCCGTTCTGTAAGCTATTGTTTTCATGGCAAAGCGTAAAATTGCGCTCTGCAAAATCCGGTGAGCATGCGCTGATCACCTTTCTGGTCTTTCTCATCACATCCTTGTGGCCTTTCCCGAATGCCTTTGCCACCTTGAATGTGTCAGTTGCTGACTCCGTACCGGACAAGAAGATGAGTTCACGAAAATCGAAGCCGTTGATTACGGTTGGATATTGCATGGTGATTACCTTTCAAAAAAGAGACCTCTGCTCACCAGAACGGCCATACCCGAGCGCACCATGCTGCGATGGCGTTCTCAGAGGTCGCTTTTGTGAATGGTCTCGGGGTGGGATGCGCGGTGAGTGCGCGGTGAAATTCAGGTATAAAAAAGCCCCGGCGATTGCCGAGGCTGGATACAAAACCACACGCGATGGTGGCTAGCTGATCAAATGTCAGGATTTACAGAATGTGGCTCTAGTGTTTTAGTTATCTTCGGCGCTCTTTATGGACTGAATGAGTTCTTTCCTGGCTATATCCTGCATAACTTTTACTTTTACACCAAGAATCATAAGGACTCCGCCAAGTATTAGTTTACCACCCCACAAAAATCTTGAAGGAGTTCTGCCAGTGGACGACAACTCAAAGCGTATGAAGTTTTCTGTTTCCATTTATGAGGTCCTGAGATAAAAACCCCGCCTAAGCGAGGTTTGTAAAATATTACTGAAGCTTTAATGGTGGGTTGATTCTAAATCCAGCAGACCTGTTTGTAGTTCCATTGAAAATATCATTAACCCTTTCAATTTTATGGCACAGTGAATCTAAATAGTGCCTGTAAGCGTGAAGTTCGAGTTTAGCCGCACTGACATCGTACCCCTGCTCAGTAAGCTCGCGTAGAAGATGTATGATGGCTGACGGGGAATCATCGCTGAACCCGTAAAGCATTTTTAACGGCAGTCGACAGGCTACTTTATGGGAGTATGGCTCGATACCGAACTCTTCAAAAATATATTTATACTGATTCCACCAAGTTATCGGGTAACTGATTGCTGGCTTCACTGTGATCGGCAGTTCTTCCTGTTTGCCAATGAAATCCCCTTCCAGCACGACGCGGTGAATGTACTCTACAGCCAGCGGGATTTGCTCAGGGGTTAAATCTTCAATGCTATCGATATTAAAACGCTGATGAACCATTGCGTACGCTTCCGGGTACATCAGGTGTTTTTTACTTACCAGCATGTTAACCGCATCGCGAAGCGGGGTGCGCTCATCAACGGAGGTTTTCTTGCTGCTTTTGCTGTACTGGCCTGACTTGCGAATAGCCGGGAGAACCTCAGCGGTAACCCATTTACGGAAGGTATGAGGCACAGTCCCCGGCTTGATGGCATCGCGACAACGGAGTACCAACGTATACATTCCAGACTCGCTGACGATAGCCATTTCCTGTACCCCTCCAGGGGTGTCGGTTAAAGCTACATCCTTTTCATCTTCATCAAGTCTGGCAATTCCATCACGGCTGTTAGCAATAGAAAGAACAGAACAGACGTCCTTGGCAAAAAACCAAGGATCACCATTTTTATCGATAACGCGTATTTCACTATCGCCGAATTTAAAGATGGTGAAATTTGCATATGCTTTTGCTAAACTTTTCATATCAGTTGTCTCGCTAATGACTGGTGAATTAGAAGCCTCGTTGGTTGCCGCCACCGGGGCTTCGCTGTTTTTACTACCCATTCGCACGTTCCTCACGCAGGCTTTTAGCCAGGCGCTGCACAATCGCAGAGTTAATCGAAATACCATCCATTTCTGCCATGCGGCGGATTTCCTCTTTCATGCGCTCAGGAAGCCGTAGTTGAAAGCTTTCGCTTTTTCGTCCTGTATAAATCATGTCACTCATATATCATCCTCTTTCGTTTTGGCACCTAGTTGGTACTACAACCAATTTAGCACCATTCTCAATGATGTCAAGTAGGTGCTACCATGATAAGAATTTGTATCATGGAGCAAGTTCTAATGAATAAGTTTCCCAGCCAAGAAATGGATAGGTTTAACGTCAGGCTTCCAGTCGGGATGCGTGACGCTATAGCTGAGCAGGCGAAGAAAAATGGAAGATCAATGAACTCGGAGATCATTGCTGCGCTAGATGCTTGGTTAACAGGGCAACCTCTGGAGGAGTTATCTCAAAAGAACATTGACCAGATGATTAGAATTGCCACAAAAGCTTTTACTGAAGAAATTTCAAAAAAATATGACCTTGTTCCCAAAAAAGGAAAGTTATAGTGAGAACTATCAGTAATGAGGAGCGCGATGTCATTCATGATATTTTCAAAAAGCTGACCGAAGGGGAGTTGGGTATCGTTACGGCCTTAATTCATCAGATTAAAAATAAAACGGGCGCGTACCATGAAATCAAGGATTTTGGTCCGGATCTTCACTCTTCTTCTTCATTCTTAGCTAACTTTTCTGGCATTCCTAAGAAAGAGTCAGGAGCGCTGTCTAAGGAGCTTTGGTATCTGATAAAGGCAGATGTCGACAGGGAGAGGCAGAGTAAAGTCGGCATAAAATATGGAACATGGGTTTACGAGTCATACCTGTGCAAGTATCCTAGCCATGCCAAGCTAAACAATAAAAAATTCCAATTAACAAAGGGTGTCCGAGTCGGATTTTTCAAAAGGATAAACACGGGTCAACTTGTAGGGTGTAGATGCATGGTAAGGCCGATCATTCCTGGCATGGACAACTAACCCACCATCGGGTGGGTTAGTTATTCTTTTTTTTGTAATTGAGGAATTGCTGACATACCTCTTGGTCAACCCTTTGGGTTACATAAACCTTTCTCGCCCCAGAGCAATATTCTTTGTAGGCTTTGATAGCGATGCGAGCATAATCTCCGCCACTTTCATTAAGCAACTGTTTCTTTCTCTCAATGAGATTTTTTCCGCCTTCGTGATTTGCCTCTTCAAAAGCGTAATTAGAAACCTGAGATTTAATAGCCATCCTCATCTCAGTGTTGGTTTGAATCTCAGGGTTATCGGCAAAAAATTGCTCAAGCGTCTCTGCATGCGCATACCCCATAAAAAGAATCAGTGCGACGCAACCAAAATGCTTTTTCATCACTGCGGTCCTTGTGTAGTCGAGTTTCCTGATTCTACCCCACCGTGAACGTGAGTGGAAAGTTTGACGCCATTACCTGTCACTTCTCCTGTTGCCGTCACATTTCCGCCAAAAGTAGCGTTTCCGGCAAAACTTCCTGAACCCTGCGTTAACTGCCCATTAGCCTCAATAACGGGGGCATTCAAAGAGATTTTCGCACTGCCGTTCAACTCAATATTGGGGGCAGTAACGCTAACGAGAAGTGGTGAAACAATATCGATGCCATCACTGGCAAACTTAACGTACTGCACAGGATCGGCATTAAGCACACCGCCAAGGTAAATTCCATCTGCCCTGCTGTGTGTTCGCCTTGAGGCGGGCAGCGATTCCTTTTTCTCTTTTTTTACCTTTGTTATATCCCTGTCACAGCAAAGCAACAGTCCTATATCTCCTTCTACAGGGTCCATAATCACCGCACTCGCGCCACGCTGAAGTCGCCAGGCCGGAACGTTAAAGACTGCTTCATTTTCAACCTGTGATCCGTCTGCTGCAAACCCGGTAACCAGCGGCAATACATCCAGTAAAGGGGGCTGGTTTCCTGTTTGTGTTTTTACTTTCTGGACAATCACAAGATGGACAAAGGCATGCCGTGAAAGGAGCAGGTTAAAAATATATTCGTTTATGTTCGCTTCGCAATTTACCTGCTGCGTGCTATATGAAAACTGACCTTCTGCCATTTACTGCTCCGCATTCTGATAAGCAACGACAAATGAAAACCATGGTCCGCCTTCAATCCATGTGGAAAGTATGTGTTTGACAGTGCTTATTGTGTACATACCAGACGCACCAGGAAGCTCCGTTTCCAGTTTCATTTTGCGGGGCGCTATGAGGTTGGAAGAGAACATAGTGGTCAAATAAAGCCCGTCGCGTGACCATACCGGATACCCAATTAGCCCGCTCTCTTTAGAGACGAATGGAACTACATCATCCCATGATCCTTCCTGTGTCCATATACGGATGATCTGCGTGCTACAGTCAATATTCAGGTGGGCCATTTGCGCCAGCTGAATAATCTGGCTTACCGGGTCACCCACAACATAAGGGTTACTGAGAGGGAACTTAATATCCTCTAGCACTGACACCATAATGCCGAGAGGGTTGGCTATGGCCCGTATTGCATCGATAACATCAACATCACCATCTACCGCAAACGGCTTGGCAGGGAGAGAGCGCTCCGCGCCCAGCGCATGTGCTTCAATAAGCAATGGGGCATCAGGAGCCTCGTTAAAGTCAGTGGTGGCAAAGGTAATTGTTCCCATGAAAATTAACTCATCCTGAGCCCATACCTTCATCCAGTTGTTTTTAGTCTTTCCGCGCTGATTGCCGGCATAGCTTAGCTTTGCCATATTGCTGAGATTTAAACCGTAGAGACTCGCTGTCAGGGTGGTTAACGCAGAACCGCCATACCCGTTGTATTCAACGACAGCCCTTGCGTTTTCGATGGTCAGTACGTTGTTATTACCCGGACCCTGAGAACCATCGAAAACCTGATCGGTAAGCGAAAACTCAAACTTAAGATTACGCTTTTTATAGGTCATAGCGCGGCACTCATTTCTTGTTCTGTGGCGTAATACAGCTTAAATCTGTCGCCAAGTTCAGAATAAAAAGGGTCGTCACTACCCTTTGTATCGCAGAAGAAAATCTCACCTTTGAACCCAAGATGGGGATAACGGATGATTTTATTCCCATTCAGGCAAAGTACGCCCTGAGCTATCCATTTATCATTGAGCGCAACATCCATATACAGGCCAGTTGATCGCTGGCTGATACGCAATGTCACGCGCTGGGAGTCAAGACTCACGTTAATTTTTTGGCCTTTGACCGGCTGAACGCTGATAATTTCCATCAGGTGATCACCTTAACCAGTTCCGTGACTGATTTTGAAAGGCCGTCAATTGCCGATGTCGCCGCGCCGTTTATCGCAGTTGTTGCAGGACTGGTTACGTCCGAAATAGTAGTGGTAACTTTGGTGGCGATGTCAGAATAAGCACTGGACAAAGACTGTTTTAGACCCGACAAAGCACCGCTAACATCACTCTGGGTTGCATCCTTTGCTCCACCCTGAAGCGGTGGGTTATTGGCAGCGCTGTCGCCTTTCTTTTTGTTATTGCTCGTTGTTTTAGAATCAGCGGTCTTACTGCTCAGCGTAACCTCTGCTTCCTCAAGCACCGCCTGAAATATGGCCTCAACTGTCAGGAGAGTTACATCACGATCAGACGTTTTGTAGTTGTACCTGACCAGATCGTACTTCTCATATGTGGTATCGGGCGTCTCAATGTCATACAGGCGAGTATTGGCTACCATTTCATCCAGCGCGGACAACATCCCTGTGCGGCTGGAAAGTGAAAAGTTAGTGATGTTAGGCAACGAACCAGTAAATCCCGATAATCCTTCCAGGGTGAAAATAACCCTGATGAAAGATGGCCTTTTCACCTTGTTATATGAAGTGTAAGAGCCTCCCTCTATCGGTGCGGTGACTACAGTCGCATCGGCCCCGTACTCCACACCGAGAAACGATGTGGGGTTTAGTGCCTTCCCGGTGCCGTCCGCGTAATAAATCCCGTAACCGGGATAGAGCACGCTGTTAATGACGGAGAACAACCCCCCGCCATTTATCGCGCTGAGTAGCGTTGTTTCGTTTAAATCAAACATTAGCTGTTCTGCCCGGTCAGGAATGATTGCGTCAGGCTGCTTTGTGCCATGCCTTTACGCGCCACGTCTTTCGCCAGTTCCTGCATGGATTTGGCGTCAGTTTTAATAGTGGTGTTGTTGAAATGAACGGCCACTTCACCCTGGCGGGAAGGAGAGCCATTAAGTGATTGCCTCTGGAATGACTGCGCGGCATTCAATACGTTTCGTGTATCATTCCCGGCGGCTTGATGCGCCAGAGGGCTATTCCACTGAGAGTAACCCTCTTTTCTGGCCATGGCTTGCATAAGCTTTGCCATTGTTCCGGAGTCGCGCAGATCCAGTTTTGTATCTGTATTTATACCCATCCACTTGGCTACATCCTTGGCGTATTTCTCGGGGTCATTATCTCCGTCCCCTTTTGGGGCCCATGTCTTAACTATGTCCCATATCGTCTGTAGTTTGGTCCCCGTTGTCTTGCCATCGAAATAACGAAGCAACTGGTTCTTCATCGCTTGCCAGCCATGAAGGGCCGTTTCGAAGAACCTGAATCCATTACCACCAACTGGGCGAATGTTTCCTGGATTGTTATTGCGGTCGGCCAGTGTAGATCCTGATGGGCTTCCTGATTTTGTGGATTGCCCGTGCTGCTCCGGTTCGTCATCGTTCCACGGCATCATTTTCCCAAAATCTCTTGGGTCCCATCCAAATTGCTCCTTGAACCAGTCAGCAGCTGCATTAGCACTGTTGGTTACCGCAGGCAGAGCATCATCCTTGCCGTCGCTCATATTAAAGAGCGATTTCACTTTTTCGCCAAACGAAGAGAAATCCAGATTAAAAAGACTCTTAAAGGCATCAATAATCAGCTCTACGGTAGTCCTGGCTTCATTGAGATTTTTATTAAGGTCTCGAATATCTTCTGATAATGACCAATTATCAGTATCGATACTCAGTAAGTCTCCAATAGCAGCCCCTACGTCTTTAACATCCAACCAAAGAATCGAAAAGGTTTCATCCAGTTCCTTAAATGATGCATCAATTTCCGGTCCGTGTTGGTCAACCCACTTCGAAAGATCATCAAATACGCCAAGTATCTTCCATACCGCCGGAAGTAGCTTTTCGTAAAGAGTAAGGGAAGCACCTTCCCATGACTGCCTGAGCCTGACGAACTCGATAGTTAACCTGCGCCCTCGATCTGTCATTGCGTCAGATTGCTTTGAGGTTGCCTCCAGTTCCTTCTGAAGCTTCTGCAACTCGCCACTGGAAAGGCCCTGGCCGGTTGCATTATCAAAACTAAATTGCTGCTGGTAATAGCGCTGGCGGTCTTTTGTCAGCTTGTTCCAGTTTTCGCCCAGATATTTCATGACATCTGTGGCGTTTGCATTGTCTACATCAAACTTTGTGCCGGTATCCGCTGAGAACTTATAAAGCGTCTGCAAGGTTTCGTCTGAACCAAACCCGGAACGAAACTGAGAAAGCGAGTTCTGGAATTTCTGCAAGTTGTTCATCATCGAGCCAGCAGATGAACCCATTGCATCAGCAGACTTCGCCCAGCCATCAAGCGCCCGGGCGTTGGTATCAATCGCCTCGGCCTGAACACCCATCTCAACCAGCGATTTGGTGGTATCAGTAATGAAGTTTTTAACGCCGTTAGCGCTCAAAGCAATACCGGCCAGCGCCAGCATGCTTTTGCCGATACTGGTAAAGAATGAGGAGGCCTTCTTGCCGTAGGCCTCCATATCCTTAGCTGTTGAATCAGCTTTCTTCCTGGTGGCATCCAGCCCTTCTGATGTCTCGCGCTGACCACGGCGAAAATCAGAAGTATCAAGGCCCAGCGTGACGACCAGCGCGTCGATAATCGTTCCTGCCATTAACGGACCTCATTTGCTCTGTTGATGACCATTTTGTTGTAACTGTCCACTGTTGATATTTCGAGCAGCCACCACAAATCCTCAGTACCCAGCGTTGTACTCAGTTCTGTCAGTGTTGCCATGCCCGAGCTGAGCACAGTCGCTATGGTTTTGGGGACGTTGACATAATCAGCCAGGCCATGAACCGTATCGGTCATGACCGGAGGGATGTCTAACTGGCGTCTGCTTTGGAAAAACCCACGTGTAGCTTGAACACCTCTGCGCGAAGTTTCAGGCGGGTGGAGACCTCTTCGATATCGCTGTCGATGAGAGAGCGGACAATGTTGCGGTTTGACGGGTCAGGAATGATTTTGACGCACTTCATCAGCTCATCGAGAAGCGGCTTTGCATCCACCGGGTCAACTTTCGCCAGCATGCCAAAGCCGATACGCGCCATCTCATGCATGCCCATATCAGCCATGTTGTCCGGTACTTCAACGCCATTTTTTGCCATCGCCAGACCTGCACGAATAGCCCACCATTCCGCCTCTGTGGCTGGCATTTCAGTAATCCGGAAGAGCTTGCCAGTGTCGCGGTTGTCACCGTCTACTGAATAGTCAATTTCTTTACGTGCCATGATTTGCCTTATGCCTGGTAGTTTTCGCCAACAACATTTTCCCAATCGATCTGGTATGTCGCCGCCTGCAACACGCGCTGAGCGTCAGGGATTGCCTTAACACGCACCAGAACGCCGTTGGTGAGGGTGTATTTGCGCCCGATAGCCGGAAGGATGATTGTCGCGTTACAGCGGAAGACAGCCTTTGACGTTTGCGACGTTAACTGCCACGTCTCAAAAATTTCACGGCTTGGACTGTCAGGCATAATGGTGATGGTCTGAAGGTACTGACCAAACACGAAGCCGCCAGATAGTTTGCCATCAGCGCCACGCACCGTTACGGCCATTTCGGTATCACCCAGGGCAAACATCGCATCCGCCGCGTACCCCTCAAGCGTCTGTGCGCTGGGGTACAGGTTGGTCACAGTGAGAGCAAAAATAGCGTCAGCACTGGTAATTGTATTTCCCGCCATTTATTGGACCTCGATACTTGCAAGAGTGATTTTCTGGACGCAACCGCCATCGCAATACCACAGAGTCATATTCGGGCTACTGCGGTCTGAGCGTTGCTGCGGAGTTGGATCTGAGATGTACAGGTAATACCCCTTCGCCAGTAAAGAAGCGGATACATCAGCGCCAACTGCGTTGGTGATTTCTGACTTCTGGTTGCCGGAAAGCGTTACGCCAGTGCGAATACCGCCGAAAAGCAGACCCTGAGCCAGCGTGTCAGCGAATCCGGCCTCGATGATGGCTTTGCCGCGGGCGTTATACGGAATAGAACGGTTGGACTGAAGCGTGATAATCGCGTCCTGAGCCAGGTTGGCGTTAAGCCAGATCTGGAAGCAGAAGCTGTCAAACCACTTGAAGTCGCCGGTGATTGCGCCCTCAGCCCAGTACTGGGTATCAAAATCGTTGGCGGTATACGCGCCGTAGAAGTTGTAACCATTTGCTTTCAGGGCGGAGGAGTCCGAACTGGAGGTAACGTTAGCAACCAGGCCGGATTGTTCGCGGAATTTAAACGGAACGCGCCCTTCCTGACGGTCAAAATCGAGGCTGGCGGCATAACCCAGCGCTGAAGCCGCATAGGTCTGATCGCCGTAAACCGGCAGCACGTTCTGGTAGTTGTACGTCTCAATGAGCTTATAAGTCAGCGTTGACGTACTGCCCTGAACTTTGGCGTCAGCTTCATCGTAATGAGCAACATACCCAAACCGGTAATTCTCGCTGTTTACCCAGGAAGAAAAAGCCAGATGCTGCGCTTCATCGCACTCAAACGAGGTGGTGAAGAGCGCCCAGTTCTGAGTCTTGTCCAGCACAGAAACCATCAGCGAGAGAACATTAGCAATGTCTGCGCCCTGAGAGATGATGGCACCGGTAGCCGCAGTAAACCGCAGCGCTGTAGCCGCCGTGCCGGTTGCGTAGTTGATGGTGCTTGCCGCGCCGGTCGTGCTTGATTTGATGATGAATGCTTTTTGTACCGTGTCGTATACCACATCAACACCAGAACCCAGCGCCGTCTTAATGATTGTCGCGGCCTGCGCAAAGCTGGTTGCCGCCGTCAGGACGATATTGGTAGATGTCTTGACGGTTCCGTCTACGGTGAGGATCAGAGTTCCGCTGATGAGTTTTAACTGGTCAAGCGTCATGTCTGACAGCGAACCAGAGCGCAACCATGCTGATACAGCAGCTTCATTGAACTGCGCAAACAGCAGGGAACCAGGCTTTTTAGTGGAACCGTCATAGCCATTGAAATAGATGGCGGCCATGCCGTATTCGGTCGAAGTAAAGCCGAAATAACGACCAACGTCTTCTTTGTTCGCAAACGATGGAACACTACCCACCGGCGCATACTGACTGTCTGTGAGAATGAGTCCATTTAAGTCAACCGCGCTACCGCCCGCTGGCAGTACTCCGGGGTTGATTTGTACGTCTTCACGTAAGGAAATTGCCATTTAAGGGCTCTCCGGTGGGTATTTTAAATCTGCGGCAATAACGCCAACTGTGATGCTGTCAAAGAAATCCTGACGCGTGGAAACGTTCGGGTTGTATTGCCCGATAAAATCCATCGTCCAGCGGCTTTCGTATTGTTGCTCGCCGTTAATCATCGTTGTCTGATGCGGGTCGGAGCAGTAGAGAGGGATTAATGTGTTGCCGTTTTGCCTGAACCATTCACAGGCATATTCTGAGCGGATCAGCGTACCGATGATTGCAGCGTTATCCGCCGCGCCATCCCCGTAGCAGTCAATCTGACAGGGCCATTGCGTGCTGCGGATGTTTTGCTGCACACCTTCGCCATACACCCCGTTATCAGCGTATCTGACGCGGTTGGTTGAAAGACCGACCTGCCTCATGGGCGTCATGATAATAAAGTCACCCAGCGGCATTGGCGTAAGGTTCTGCTGCCCGTCCAGTACGTTGTCTATCGTCAGGCCTGTGATATCCATCAGAAACGCCTGAAGCGGTATTAACAGGTCAATCTCTTTGATGTCGATAGTGGCGCTCATGGTGACCTCTGGAGATTAACAATTACGCGGCACCATTCCGGCCACAACTCCGGTACTTTCACGACCAGCCACTTATCGTTACCGACCAGGAGAATGTCTCCGCCTTTCTGCTCGGGCCGGTTCACGCCGTTGAAATTCCCGTTCAGATAAGCCGATCGCAAAATTCCCTGAATGTTGACCGCATCTACTTGCTTCAGGTCAGTCGATGACAGTTCCTGAAACTGAACAGACACATCAACATTGTTGTAGGACGGCACGCGCTTTCCGCCTGGTAAAGTTGTGAATCCGGTGTTGACCTGAAAAATGCCAGCAACGTTCGGGTTAATCCTGCTGGTTAGTCCGTTTGCAATGCCTCTCAGATTCATTCTTCACCGTCCCTGATATCGTAATCGACGCTGTTAAGCATGTTAGAGGTATAAATTAATGGCTTATCGAAACCTTTCTTTTCGATGGTTACTGGTGACAGAGGCGGCTCCATTAACTCCCTGATCGACTGCTGCAACTGTCCTCTGATGATCGTCCCCATCAAGCCAAGGGTCTGCTCACCGTCGAAGCCTGTAGCCTGTGCAATCCGCCCGATTTCGTCAGGCCAGGTGTCTTTGTTGTCGGCAATCATGTTTCTGAAGAATGGACGGGGCGGCTGGTTATTGGCAGGATTTCCGAACTCATTAGCGGCGGCAACCATTGCCACCTGCTGCTGCCCGTCCCGATAGGTTGCATTCTCAAGAAATCCAACCCGCAAAACCTTACCTTCTCCCAGTTTTTCCGCCATTTCAGCAAGCTTTCGCTCAAGCGCATCACCACCACTGAATGACGACATAGCTACCTCCGCCAGTTGGCCCTGCGATAGTAATAACATGGATAGTTGGAAGGTGAAGCGCCGGGCACGTAGCGAACGGTCCTGTAAGCGGCTGTGGCCTGCCAGTAAGCAGCGCCGTAAGGTGTTTGCAGATACCACCATGAAGCCTGGCTTTGCGGTACGTCAGCGAGGGATACAGAGACTGACCCCTCTGAGGCGCTCGCTACGCGCCCAACCAACCCGGAAGGTGCCTGACCGCCAACGCCTGAATTCATCGCAGCGATATGAGCAACCAGCATATTGAGATAAACAGCCCGGACAGCAACATCGATTACGGGGCTGCAATCGGTGTTATTCAGGTAGACCGTTGCCTCTGCAAAGTATGCATTCAACAGGTCATCACTCACCGAGGCGAACTCGGGATAACGCGCCCTGAACGCGTCAATGTCAAAGACAACGATCGCCATTATTTACCGTCCGCTTTTTCGATACCCGGCATCGGCTTGTCCTGCGGCAAACCTTCCAGACCGGAACGGCGATCGGCATTTTCTTTCGCTTTGGATTCGGCGCTGTTAGTTTTAGCCTGCGCAAATACAAGCTCGTTTTTCACATACGCCTGGTCAGCGTGAATCTTCATCCACTTATCGAAAGCGTCCTTATCGACGTTCTCAGTCAGTCCGTAGCCACCGATGACGTTTGATGAATTAGCGCCGTTCAGGACGACGCTGTAACCTTCCACTTCCAGCACAATGCCGTTAGGCAGTTTGCAGCCAACTACAACAACTTCAGCCATGATCAGACTCCCAACATAGTGGCAATTGCCAGCGGTTGACGGATGATTGCACCCCAGGTGCCACCGGATTTTTTCTGCTTCCAGGATGACTCTTCAGTCACCACGGCATGCGCACGCATTTTTTCAGTGAATGCGGCGTAGGCGGTGTCCTGCTCACCCAGACGATCGGCGATCAACTGAACCATTTCACCGGCCGGCGTTGAGTACTCGACAGCGGTTTCAATTTTCAGGTTCGGGAAGTTTTTCTTCAGCAGATCGGTGACGTTGACGTTATACATGTTCGTCTTCGCCAGGTTCACGGACATAGCCGGGGACATCGCCAGAGTCATGCTGGTATTCATATCCAGCAGACCTTTAGTCTGGGATACCAGTTGGCCGAAAAGCTTCAGGATGTCGTCATACACCGCCTGGCCGTCTTTGGTGTTCCAGGTCAGTGCGCTGCCGGTGCCGGTAGCGTTCGGCGAGATGGAGGCTGGCAGAGATGGATCGTTAAGCAGGCCGTAGTTCTGCAAACCCTGAATACCGTAGAAATAGGATTTGTTCTGGAACTTGTTCAGCACCAGTGCAGAAGCCACGTTCAGTTCAGCCGCATAACCGATACGTGCAGCGCCGTACATATCCAGCTCACGCTCACCCCAGCGGGTATGGGTCTGGTAGTGGTAGGACTGACGAGGAACCCAGTTCACGTTCGCCGCGGTCATGCCGTTGTTGTTGTAGTCGCCATAAGAGCTAACTTCACCGGCAGATTCCACGACCGGGAATTGCGCGGTCAGCGTTGTCCAGTCACCCTTTTTCACTTCGCCGATGATTTCAGCGGCTTTCATCGGGGTAACCAGAATGCGGATCAGCTCAGGGTCAACGTAGTTGGTGAAGAATGCAGGCACGCCGGAGCTACCAGTGGTAACCATGGTCGGCTGGGCATCCATTGCCAGCGCGAAGTTTTCCGCAAACTCCGGCTTCAGGTAGTCCTTCGCACCAGGCAAAATAATGCCGTATTTACCGCTCGCTGCGGCGTAGTGTTTCTGAAATTCGTTCATTACTTGCTCCAGGTGCTGATTTTGACAAGCTCGTTAGCGTCGCAGGCGCTAGCAGCATAGAAAGGCGTCTCAATCGCGCCAGAAATGGTTGCGCCAGCCGCGCCGGTTTTAACGGTGCCGTCAGCCAGGACAGCGAAAATTTTCTGACCGCGAGTTGCAGCGGTAGCGGTACGCGCCCAGAAATCGCCAGCAACCATCAGCGTGATTTCGCGGCCTTTCTGCACCACGTTTGACGCTGCGCCCAGCCAGTCGGTGATTACTGCCTGCCCGTCACGATGAACGAAGCCAGCCGGTACGCCGGTGCCTGTGGTGGTCGCAACGCCACCAACAACCCATGCAAAGCGGCCAATGGTTACGCCGCCGTCGCCGGCCACAAGAGCAGCCTCGCCAGCCGCGTAGGTTGCGTGAGGGTTAGTGCTTGCAAAGCCACCTTCGACGCCGGGAGCCGGATATTGATTGATTACACTCTGAAAAGGCATCTTAGAACCCTCGTTTCAGTTTGCCAGCGGTCGGGAAAGCCTTCTCGAAATCGCTGATGGATGCGGAATCCTGAGCCAGAGGGGCAGGACGTGAATTTTCTTTCTGGCTGATCGCCATTTTGACCAGTGACGGGAACGCGGACGGGTGTACGCCGTTGATGTCAACGCCAGACTGTTCCAGTGCTGTCCGATAGACATCTTCAGCGGAGTCCATCGCTACCACATCTCCAATCAGCGGGCGCACGGCCTGCTCGGCTTCGCGAACGGCGCGGAAGTTTTCAGCGGCTTTTTTGGTCGCGGCATCAGCGGCCAGACGGATAGCGGCATCCATTGCAGGTTTATCCACTTTGTCTTTCTCTTTGTCGTCTTTCTTGTCGTCGTCGGTGTCTTCGTCCATCGCGGCAGCAGGTGCCAGAGACGCGGCGATTTTGGCGATCACTTCTTCAGACACGCCAGCTTCACGCAGCAGAGAGATGATCGCTTCGTTGTCGCCGTCGCCGGTCACTTTTACTTCTTCATCCGGCTCTACGGTCTGCTCGGATGCCTCGATGATTTCAACCAGTTCTTCCGGCTGAATCTCCATATCAGCAGCTAAGCGGCCCTTGTATTCGGTGATGATTTTGTGAGCGATAGTGTTTGCTGGCTTCTTGTTATGTGATGCCAGAAGACTTGTCAGGAATGCTGAGGGAGAGGCATCCTGAGCCAGACGCGGCTTCAGATACGCTCCCAGCGCGGCACGGATGGCAACGCCTTTGCGGTCTAACTTCATGTATTTAAGCTCCAGTGGGAGTGAATCAGCGACCAGTACGTCGCTACCTGCGCGGCCTGTTTCGACCAGGGCAACGTGGTTTCCGACGATGTCACGCATGACGCCGTCATATTCCTCGCCGTCCGGTGTCGTGCCGGGTGTCATGTCAGCGACGTACTGATACGACGATGACAGTTCTTTTTGCTCCTCTGTCTCAATCCCGGCGATGGCGGAGTTGTCCCACACGGATAGACCATTAGTGAGATAAGTGCCGTCAAAGTCTGCATTTGAATGCGTTACCCCTACGCGGTATTCGCGGGGCGGGTCGCCGGGGAAATCAGGGGTGTGAATACAGAGGAGTGGAATGTTGTTGAAGGTTTCGGCGGCTTTCTTCAGTTCTTCAGGGTCGCGGTACATCTGGTAGATTTTGTCAGGGTCAAGCCCCAACTCTTCCCACCCTGGAATCTCTCGCCCGTAATAACCACACACATTCGCTTTACTAATATTGCTCTTCATTACTTGCAGCCTACCGACTGCATCAAATTTCCTTACTGATCCCCTATCAAAGGCCAGTATTTCTAGCTTCATGTTTTTTCCTTAAAGGGTGTTCCCTTCATGGAACTGTCTTTTGGCTGCAAGATAGGCGCTTGAAGCAAGGCTTTCTTCGTCATAACTACCAAGATAAATTCTCTTATCTCCGACTTGAATTCTCGCTCGCCACTTTCCAGTCCTGCGATCTATGCCTACGCCAATAATCCCAGTTGCGCTGTCTTCTCTGGCGGAAATTCTATTTTGTGAATTAACGGATGTAGTGACTATTCGGAGGTTATTAAAAGAGTTGTCTGACTTAATATGATTGACATGGTCAACATCCATATCATCAGGGGGAAGAAATCCATTCATCCATAGGAATGCCAGCCGATGGGCTTTGTATCTTTTTTGGCAAACAGAGATATGTTTATATCCTGTAATCTTGTCTACTGTGCCAGCAATACATCCTGCTTTTGCGCTTCCTCCCCTTGATATTAACCACCTGAACTCTCCATTTTCAGGGTTGTAACTCACAAGTGATTTGAGTAATGCCTGAGTTAATATCTTCTTCATTCAATCTCCCAACCCTTTTATTACAGGGCTCCATGTACACCGGCAGTTGATAGCCTCGCCGGGTAACAGCCATTCACCATCCAGATACATCCCCTTGCTCAGGTCGAACTCTTTCCCGTCAGCCTTAACATGGGACGGGCGTGGTTCTTTACCTGCGTGAGAGTGCCGCCAGATGCCTTTGGTGATACCTAACGACTGTTGCCTTGCAGTCTGCATGACTGACGTCACTTTGTTGTTCTGGTCTCTGGCGATGAGAGCTGCGCGGCGGCGCGTGATGCCGTAACGTTTTTCCAGTTCATCGGTGAGATATGCCAGATCGCGACCGCGAGACACGGAGCGCATGACCAGACCTTCCACCTGCGTCAGGTATTGCTCGGGGATGCTTTTAATCAGGTTGACGTTTTCGGTGATGGTTGCCTGCAATGCGTTGTTCATCGCTGGCGTCATTTTAAACTCAACCGTAAATCCGGCTGATTCCAGCGCGTTATAGAGCGACACATCAGAGTTCTTCATGGCGTCACTGGTGAAGCGCTGGGCCAGTTTCGCGGCAATATCATCAAACCGCTTTTGCCATCGTCTGGCTAACTTTCTCATCGCCTCACGCATAAACACAGCCGGGGATGCGTCCATGGCAACCGATGCGCCGCTCGCTTTATAGTTAGCGGCCAGCCAGTACACCATGGATTTCTGCATCTCCCTGACCAGCTTATCCAGTTCCTTTCGATACCACGCTTCAACGCCTGCGTTAGGTCTCACCGGCCTTATCGTCTGGGTCGATTTCTTCGTCTTCTTCGAGGTCGATTTCGATTTCATCGCTTAAATCCAGTGAGTGATAAGGGCTGTCCGGGTCGTCGGCAATCTTCTCGCGTACCTCGTTGGCAGACAGAGCGCCAGCCGTAATGTAAACCGCGTCAGCGTCAGCATCGATTTTCCGAATTTCCGCTTTCTCTTTCGCGCTCATCTCGTAAAGAGGCTCGAATTCAAAGTAGATATCCGGGTCGATGTCGCCGAACTCAGAAAGCTGAATAACGTCCAGAACGCGCTTGAGAGGCGTTTTAAATATCGACTGCTGTAGCGAGTGGATGTAGTCGTAAAAGACGCGTATCTCGCCGTCTGATGAGGCATTAAGTCCATTTGGGGTGATGCCAAGAAGCTTAACCAGTGGAATGCTTGAGACTGAGGCCATTTGCTCCTGCGCCTGCGCCTGAAGCGTGTCCAGACCGCTAAGCGGTGCGTTAACGAATTCAACCGTTTCCGGCTGCTCTTTGTTGTTATCCTTGGCGAATGCCCCGCGATTGTCCCGGCACTGGTTAAACATCATCAGGCGCATCAGCAGGTTTTCGGCACCGCCGCCTTGTAGCACCTGGCTCATATCAGTACCGATTACCGGGATGCTGAATGAGTGGATCATGTCGCTAACGCTGTCGCGAGTCCTGAGCCAGTTATTAACGTATGGCTCAGCTATCTGAATCAGTGACAGGCCGCGAAAGTTGTAGCTTGCCTTCAGCAGATCTGGCACCTGACGCGATACGAAATCAATCATGCGACTGGCGTGCACCGTCTTACCCATCACAAACCATTCAGTGGGTTTGTAGAAGTCAGGGCTTAGCGGGTTCTGCGCGTTGTAGACGCCGGGGTAAGTCCAGACTGGCTCAATCACCTGAAACCCTTTCAGGCTTCCCTTGGGGATTTTCTTGTCGCTGATGAACAGCTTGCTCTGAAGCTCGTTATCATCTGTCCAGGCAGAAACGTTTTTCGGTGACAGGACGTCGATATATATCTGCCCACCGCCGAAATAACCATCATGCTCTGCGGCCTCGCGGAATTTATCTCGCACATGAAAACGGTCTAGCGCGTCGTAAAGCTGTTTGATCCGCTCAGATTTATCATCATCGCCCACCGTCTTCAGCTTTATCCACTTACGCGTCATCTCTTCGGCGATAGTGCCGACCATTTTCCGGTATTCAGGCTTTTGGGCCATCATTGCCAGATAGGGATAGCCAGGAAAATTGTCTAAATTTCCGTATGCGTAACCGACAGCGTAAGCATCGTTCAGCGCACCATAGTCGCAGGTGTCCATTGCCAGCACGGCGCTACGAATTGACTCAGGGATTACCCCTTTGGGCGGCTCATAACGCTTGTGCTCTCTTTGGGGCTTTGGCTGGACTTCTGCTACTGCGGTGGGGTTAATTTTCATCTGCGCCTTTTCAGGCTCTTTCACCGGCTCAGGCGCGGCGACTAGTTTCTTCTTAAACGGCCACACTTAAATTCTCCTGAGTTGGCTCGGGTCGATGACCATCGGCTGGCGACCAGAAATGAGGTTGTCGTCAATGGCATCCATCCAGGTATCGAGGATGTCGTCATTGTCGTGACTGTCGTCAGCTGAGAACGCAGCACATTCGGTCATGGCGGTGATAACCCATGAGGTTGTCCCGGCAATGCTTCCGTCTTCGTAGCGGGTGTGAAGTACAACCGCGCCATTAGCATCATGCGTGGCTGGCACATACACCTTGCCTGTCTTTATCTGTGGTATGACGTTCAGGCAGCGAACCAGTTTGTTCTGTCCGACACCGCGAGGTATCTCTTTCACAGGGATAGCAATCTGACCGGGCGTTGCACTGCGTTTCTTCAACGTGGTAATCAAGCCCTGCCCGGCCTGCTTCTCTTCGATAGCCATGTGACGCATTGGCATCACTCGCATCGTCCCCTGCATGCGCCATTTCTCCCAAAGCTCTTCCGCCTTCTTCAGCAGGTCTTCAGGGTCCCAGCGCCCACGCACGACATCAATGATGTAGAGATTTCCATCTACTCCCATGCCAACCAGCGTGAATACCGTGTAATCCAGCCAGTCCTCTACTTTGCCGCTGTTGGTATCAACATACACGGCGCGATGAGTTAGCTTAGGAAGCGTGGTGTAGGTCTGGAACCAGCCGGTATCTATGATGCCGCCAGTGAGTGCCATTGGGTTCTGCTGGTACTGCGACAGGAATGTGTAACGGTCTCTCTCCCACAGGGCGACGAGGTCGTTAACATCTTCCATCTGCGGCCAGTATGACCAGTAGCGCGTCCCGCAGACTTCGACCGACTCGGTGTCTTTGACCGTTTCCCAGCACAGTGAACGCCATGGCTCGGGCAACGACTGCATGTATTTTTCGTCAATCAGCGCCGGGATGGCGACGTGATGGAAATCAACGCCCATACCCCCTGACAGCATGAATCCGGTTGCGTCGTCAGTGTGCAGACGCTGCTGAATACTCACGAATGGCGTCGGATGGTCTTTCGACTTATCGCCACGACGAGATCGGATAGTGTTCACCAGAAGCGTGTTTGCGCTGTTCCGCTTGGTCTCGCTGAGCATGTCGACCGGCTTGTTATAGTCGTCCAGCATAACCATGCCGGAAAACTCAGGACCGAAGTAGCCACCACGACCGCCAGTGATTTGACCGTTGCTGGAGCGAGATACTGTCTGCCCGATAGAGCGACCGCGATCGTCTTTTATCTCCCACTCTTCAGCCTGGTTAACACCGAATGAGCATGGCCAGAACTCCTGATACTCCTTGCTGGCGATAATGTCCCTAGTGCGGCGCGAGTTGCGCTTAACCAGCGTGTCAGCAAAGGAGATGTTCAGGTTACGGAAGCGCTTTAACTTGCCTTCCTGCACCAGTGCATTAACGTAGGCAGGAAAGTGAATGGAGAAAAACTCTGTCTTCGTGCCACCGGGCGGGATGTTGATTATCAGGTTGCCAGGCTCAAGCCTTCCCGCTATCAGGTCATCAATCTTTGATGCCATCAGGCGGTGATGCCAGTTAACCAGAAGCCGATCGCCCTGAATCAGTTCAAACCATAACCGGGTGAAGTTGAGAAACGATTTTGTGGACTTTGAACGAATGATGACGCGCTCAGGGAATGACAAATCATCCCATTCGAGTATTTCGTTCATATCAGTCCAGGCCTTTTAGTTTCTCCTCCATGGCTGCCTGCGCTGCTGCATAATCTGCCGGGGTATAGTTGACGACCTGAACCGGGCCGCCATCTGCACCTTCAATAGCGTGATCAATTTTGTCTCGCCATGCTTTCTTCTGCCTGTTCTTAAGCCAGAATATCGCCGCAGCCGTGTCTGGAGGGTAATGCTTTTTGATTTGCGTTTTTACTATCTGGTTATCAATGACGCGGATATCAGTGTCTGGAGCTACATAACCCATTGCTCGCTGGAAGAGACTATCCACCACTTCAGCATCAACAAGGTCTTTCCCCTTTTTTACGGACTCCAGAAACTCTGGATGCTCTTTCTTCCACGTATTGATAGTTGCTTCAGAGACCTCGAAGAAGTCTGCTAATTGTTCGTCGGTGTAGCCAAGCATGCACAGCTTGCGAGCCTGCTCGGCGTACGCCTTCTGGTACTTGGTTGGCCTGGCCATAATTGTTTACTCTTACGGTTTGAATGACTTGGAGTGTTTTTTAGACAGTTCCAGTGACTTTATGGCAATCCATTCCCATTTAAATAATGGAAATTTACTGCCATGAATCAGTCCTAGGTGCCATGCCCTGAATAACTTGAGGCCAATGAATGCCTCTATCGGATTCTTTGCTTCGTAGCTATACCCATACCCTCTGGCAATATATCTACCATTCTCCATGTGAATGTGTATCAGGCTCATGTGATTTACTCTCCAAATACTGGCTCAATGCTGAACGCGAGAACTTCGCTTAAGTTAATGCCAGACTTTGCGCCTTTTAGGTTCTCATATAGCAGGAAGCCTTGACTGATAACCGCATCAGGTGAATTTTGATGACCGACTAGCATTGGGTCGAGATTATTTTCACATGTTGCTTGCGTGGTAATTAATACATTCCAGTGCGTGATTAACTTAGCCATCACATCATCCCCGCCGCTTTCAGCTTGGTCAGCAATGCGTTGAAGTCAGTAACCAGACCAGCCACATCTGTTGCCGTGGTGTTTGCCTGGTTGGTCATTTTCTTTACGCCGCCGATTGTTGACGTGGTTGCTGCGGGAACGACTACCGGATCATCAGGTGTCGTCACATCAAACGGATACCCGCCAGTTGACATAGCTCGTTTTGACATAAAAGCCTCGGAGTTGATAAGAGAGTTGGTTATCCCGGCCTGTGTACCAGTAGTTGTTTAGTGCCGTATTTGTGGATGAACATTTCCATCTTTCGCTCATCCGGCGTTACCGGGAATACATTGCAGACTCTGCGCACGGCCCAGCGATAGAGGGGAACCCACCACGCTTTCGTGTAGTGGACTTCGTAGTGATATTTCATTTGTCTGGCCCGCAGTTTTTAACCCATGCCTTGTTGTGCGCCAGAATGTCTTTCTTCGTCTGCCTGTCCAGTACGTCAATATCATGGTCTGTCAGGTAGATGATCTGCACCCAACTACAGGCGGTATCAATGACCTCAGGTTTTGCGGGTAAAGTTTTGGCGCAACTCGCGATCAACATCGTCATCAGACATGTGGTTAACACTCTGCTGAACATCTGCGGCTCCTTTCGTTGCTTCAATGCGCTTTTCAGTGACTGCGGTGGTTGCCTGAATGTATTCGTCGATACGCTTAGCTTCAGCTTTCTGCTCTGCATCTCGTTTGCCACCACTGCGACCGATACCGAAAGCACCCAGCACAGCAAGGCCAAACGCCAGCAGGCCAGAGAGGATTAATTCAATCGTTCCCATCTTTCTTCTCCGGTGGCTTTTGCAATGTCATGCGAGACAGAACGCCGATGACCATTAGGATAATCGCGCCGACACGCATCCAGCTTGAGGGTATTTCCGCCTTCCACTCGGGAGGCAGCTCAAACCAGATAGTCGGTAGTGCGCCCAAAGCGACAATCACCTTCGTGGAGTTCCATCGCCACCAGTGACGCCAGTCGTCTACGAGTCGGATTTTCATTTGAGCAATCCTTCGTAGGCTTTCATGTCACCGGTACGCATTACTTCAGCGTGACGCTTTGCGCGGTTTGGCGTTTGTTTAGCCCATAAGCTGGATAACATGCCGTTAGCCGCGCCGGAGAAATTGCCGTCAGCAATCATCGCCAGCGTATTCTTAAATCCTGCCAGGCCATTTACGCCCATCTGATATGCCATGCTGATTAGAATGTCGCGGCGCGGGCCGTTACATGCTTTGAGTGCAGAGACAATCGCCGGGTTGGCGTTCATCTTCAGAATGGTTGTGTTAACGAAGCTATCTAACCAGACGTCACCCACGTTACGTGGCACGGTGAAGGTGTAATTGCTCAGCGCTGCGCCTTTGGGGCCAATCTTTATACCGCAAGCTACTGTCGGATAACCCTCGGTGTCGATGTAGGGTTTCTCTCTGTAACCTTCTTCAAAGTTAAGCAGGGGGATTATTTGACTCATTTCGCCGTTCTCCGTACTGCAACTTCCAGGCTGTCTCTTCCCGACGATCACGTTTTCGCTGGTAATGAAGGTTTATGGCAAAGGTGACTACCGCCAGCACAAAACCGCCTAAGGCCAGCCATTCGTTCAATGACATGCTCCCGGCAAGAAAGGTCGCTCCAGACGTGGTGTAAGCTGCGGCAGTAGTGACTTTGTCTGCCATGGGTTTCATATCCAACCTCCATTGATTAACTGGAGGACTTGTTCAGATTAGGAATCTAGGAAATGGTCTTGTGAACAAATCCGATATACGTTGAATGCGTAATTCATTGATTTGTTCGTGACCGGGATTTACGAGCATTTCAGGCGTGGATTGCGCTAACAATTCATGCCGCTCATTCACGAAGCCCAGCCATAGCGCTGGGTTTTCTTTTTTGTGCTTAGCGCTTACCCAGTAGCCGCGAAGTTCGATGAGGGTATTGGGATGACGACCGGAGTTTAGATAAGCGCTAACAGAAAATGTCGTGATGAGCCGAATGCGGGAGTGATTCGGCTCATTTTTTGATGCTAATAAGGCAATAAAAAAGCCACCGTAGCAACTTAAGAGTCACTAACGGCAGCTTATGTGTTTATCATTGCTCAATTGATCACAGATGTCAACACAATCTATGCGACATGTCTGATTTTCTCTACACGTTTGCGGCTGTTAAATGCATTAACCATCGGCTGGTAAAGCATGAACAGTGACGCATTGAGAATTTCGTCCACCTCCCTGCGACATGTGACCAGTGAAGGTTTGCGCACCCTATCTCCTCCCCTTCCTGACATTTTGCGGGGACTTGCGGTCTTGTGGTAGTAGGATGATATGGCGTACTTGGATGAGCCGTGAGAGTAGTAACTAAGCAGAATACCGAAGGCCTTTGTGTCGATGCGCATAACGGAATCTACGACCTGAGAAATCAACATTCCGTCATCGTCATTGCACATAGGCCGCGTCATTACCCTGGACGGCTCAACCTTCTCCATGAACTGCGCTATAACGCTGCTCATGCGCTTTTCAAGTCTGCCTGAGTAAACCCATGCCCCCCATAATTCAAGCCAGCCGTTGAGCCAGTCATGCTGTTCTTTGTTTAGGTTTAGCTCTCTCGTCCTCACGCTGCATCGCCTCCATCCGGATTAATGCCAAGGTTCTTCTGCAAATCCCTTTCAAGGCGCTCCAGCCCTTCAATTACCTTTCGGAGGTTCTCCTTCTGGTGTCGGATGCTTTCCAGCATCTCCCGGTCTTTGTGGCGCTGATGTGCTGAATTGATGGCTGTTACTGACATGAATAGCCTCCTGACAAAGACTTGATGAACCGGTATTTGCACATCACGTAATTACCCTTGCGGATAGCTCTGAGCGATTTAACCCGCATCTTGTGCCGGTGGTTCTGGATGGGTAGCCAGACAAAGAGAAACGCCGCCCAGACGCCAACAGCGATGTAGAATTCGATATTCATGCCGCTTCCTCCCGACTGTTACGCAGGTCTTTAAGCTTCTGCTGATACTCCGCCTTGATTGCCTTGCATTCATCGATAGTCCAGCGATGTCGGTTATGGTTGGATTCAATGTCCTCCACCTGCTCAATGCCGATCCGCCTGATTAGCTCAGCGCGATACGGCACCAGATTTCCGCTCTTATGCTGATTGCATACAGAACATTGCTTCCAGATTTGTCGGGGGTCGAACCTTAGCTGTGGTGCGGCGGCCGTGGTGCGATAATGGCCGGCATCCCATTGAGCAGCGCTCATCGTTCCACACGAAACGCAGGGAAGGTTTCTGTCTCTTTCTCTGATGTAGGCGTTTACTGCTTGCTGGGCTTGCTTAATCCAGTAACTACGGGGTTTTAATGCGAGGCGTCTTACTTTGAGTTTGTCTTTCTGCTGCTGCTCTTCTCGTCGTCGTTTTTTGTCTGCTGCTTTTTCCTCTTTCTCTCGTTCTCTGTTTCGCTTTGCCAGCGCCAGTTTTGTTCCGCATTCTGGGGAGCACCACCACACGTTTGAAAACTTTGGATGGAACCACTCCCGGCATTCTTCGTTTTTACATCGCCGTCTGATGCTGCGAGACATATTCCCTCCAGTGCTTAACCATGATTTTATGAGGTACGCGCAGATGCACACCGTTAGCGCTTGCCCATTGCTTTATTGCTGATGGGGTGCGATTCAGGGTTTCAGATATCAGGGCTACCGGCACCTTTCCGGCGACGCGCCTGATGTAGTCCGTCTCACGCTTCGTGTAGGGCTTTCCAGGTGAGTTAGGTTTAGCCATCTTCTTCGTCCGTCATGTGTTGATTGGGGTCGCGATATACCACGCTCTCCAGAGCACAGGATTCGCAACAGTAGGTTTCGTCCTCAGCTAATGGGTTAGTACAGCTACAGCAGTAACCAGCGCGGGTAATGGATTGCTGTTCGTAATGGTGGGAGGATTCAGGAGTTAGCATGGCTGGCACTCCGTATAAGCCCGAATGAATGCCGCAGCCGCCTGTGCGTTTATGGCATTGCCGTAGCCCTTCAGCCTGCAGACGCGGTTGCTGCTTGCCACTCTTGCCACCCCGGACTCGACTCGTCCCAGGCGTGCGGCAGCCCCATCAACCAGCGGGAATGTGCCGGGTTCAACTGGACGCCATTTGCCATCTCGACATAACAACCAGTCCGCATCTCGCCAAAAACCGTTAACCTCAAGGGGACTGCTGTGTAAGCCTGGCGCGGCAGTTGATCCACTCTGTCCTTCCCGTCCCGCTGCGCCGTCATGCCCGCTGAGTCTTTCCAGTCGCGTGACGTTGGCGTTACCCATCCCGCAAGAAGGACCGTTCCCGGTAGTTTCAGGCAGATTTTCGGCGTTCCGTCCGGGTTCTTTCCGCTGTAACAATGGGTTGATCCGTTCGCATCGTTCGCCACCGGCGTCTGCCAACCCGTCAACCGAGCCGCACCGGCGACATGCTGCAAGCCCCTTTTGGTTTCCGGTTGCGGATTCGTGTTGGCTACCGGCGTGGGCCACCCAGTAGGCCCGCTCTCTGATGTGCGGGGCACCGATGCTCGCTGACGTAAACGGCACAAGCCCAAAGGCGTAGTCCATTCCTTCCAGGTCTGTTTGTACAAGGTCGAACCATGGGTCCGCACGACCTCCTGCAACCTGCTCGCCAAAGACGCACTCAGGCCGGGACTGCTTGATAAGCCAACTAAATGCAGGCCACAGATGCCTGTCGTCATCAAACCCAGAGCCTTTGCCAGACGCGGAGAAAGGCTGGCATGGGCAACTTCCTGTCCATATCGGTTTGTTATCCGGCCACCCGGCCAAACGCAGAGCATGTGACCAGACGCCAATTCCTGCGAAGAAGTGGCACTGGGTGAATCCGCGTAAGTCGTCTGCTGTGACATCTTCAATACTCCGTTCATCAACTTCACCCGGCGCGATGTGACCGCCGGCGATTAAATTTCGCAGCCACTGTGCGGCGAATGGGTCGATTTCGTTGTAGTAAGCGACTGGTTTCATAAGAATGTCCTGCGGCAGTAATACCAGTCCTGAACCTGGATGATGGCAATCAGAATCAACCAGCCAACTTGGTAGAAATTGTCAGTTGCCATAAGCGTTCCCATTCTGTAATTGGTGAATGGTCAGGTTTCCGCAAAATACGGCACCTGTGTCGATGTAATACTGGTTCGCGTGGCGCAGCGGCCTGCGTGCCGGAGTGTGACCGAAGATAAACAAGTCAGCGCCTTTTATTTCTTTCGCCAGGCCGTCTTGTGAATCGGAAATGCGCTCGCGGTTCCATATCACCTGCTGTGCATCGACGGGCTTATCGAATTCATATTCGTCGTGCGGGTAATCGGCGTGACAGATGACGTATTTTGTATCGCCGGTCACCAGCTCGATGATCAGCGGCAGCTCAGCCACTTTGTGCGCCAGCGCTTTCGCAAGAACCTCTTTGTCGTAATCGAGATAAAAGAACCAGTCGCCGCCATTAGCAATCCAGTGGTTTACGTTGCCATGCTGGGAAAGGCCATCAATCATCATCTGCTCATGGTTGCCGCGTACCGCCCTGAACCAGGGTTGATTAATCAGGTCCAGACATTCGACGTTTTCGGCACCACGGTCGATGAGATCACCAACCGAGATAAGCAGGTCACGTGCCGGGTCGAAATCAATGCGGTCCAGTTCCGTTATCAGTAGCGTGTAGCAACCGTGCAGATCGCCCACTACAAAGACATTGCGCCAGTCAGCGCCATTGATACGTTGATAGATGTTCATGTTGCTTCCTGGGCAGCACGAAGGGCTGAGGTAAATTCGTTACGGTGTTTGTTGGCGCTTTCCAGCGCACACTGAACACAGGTGCAGCTCAACACGTAACGCTCGGATTTATGACCGTTTCGACATGGCTTTCCGGTGTAATACTTGTTCAGGCCAAGCTTAGCGGCGGCCATGCGGGTGATGATTTTCACGTTTTAGCGCCTCCTTTTTTGCTATTGGTATTGGCTATTTTTGTCTTGCAGCAAAAAAAGATCAACCACAAACGGATAATTATTACCTTTACGGTATCAATAGATATGAAAAGACCGCCAGAAGGCGGCCTTATGTGTGATTGATGGGAGATCAGGAGTAGAAAAACGTGGCAAGCTCGGGCTTGGTTTTAACCCATCCGTGAGAACGGGCAGCCTTAAAAAGCCCATCCATCAGTCGCTTACCGGGTAATTTCCGTTTACCTGTCAGGTGGGTCTGGATGTAATGACTGGTGGTCCCGGCCTCGTCTGCAAACGCTTCACGCTCATCAGGCGTTAATGCCAGCCAGTGCTTCTTGAAATCGAATTGAGTGTTCTCGTTCATGACTATTGCCTGATATTCATTTCAGATAATAAATATTCACCCATCAGGTAATAAAAATCAAGGTTTGTTACCTTTCAGGTGCATTTACCCCACAGGTAAAATCGCTTTAAATTGAATCACCAATTGATTCACATCCGAGAAATAACTTTCTGACATGAAAAGCATCCACGACGTTCGCCGCGAAAACCTGAAAGACGTAATTGACCGTGAGTTTAACGGCGTACAGTCTCGCCTGGCGGAAAGAATGGTGACGCAACCCAACCTGATTAACCGTTGGGCGAATGGGAAGAAGATTATTGGCGATCAGTCAGCGCGCAAAATTGAGAAAGCTGCCAATAAACCAACAAACTGGCTGGACATCGACCGCAGCCTTTCCATTCGTGAAGAGGAAAGCAAAGTGGACACTGGCGACGCGTGCGAGCTGGCCGCCCATAACCTTCGTGCGTGGATGAGTGAAAATCGTGAACTGTCATCACAGCAGAGACTGGCAGAAGCATCAGGCATCAGCCAGTCTTCAATCAACAGGATGCTTCGCAACGAGGTTTCGATCACCATTGCGAACCTGGACGCAATCGCCGCGGCGTTCGGTCGTCGTGGTTATGAACTGCTGATACCTCCTGACGACCCGGGCGTGATTAAATACGACCGCTCGCGTTACGCATTGTTACCTCAAAGCGAAAAAGACAAGGTTGAAAGTTTTATAGACTTTGTGATGATGCAGAACGGAAAAAATCAGGAATAATAACCTTTATATTCAGAAACTAAGCCGCCAATGAGCGGCTTTTTTATTGCCTGCATTGTTACCCATAAGGTAATTTTTTATGTTCATACCTATTGACATCAAATCACATACGCATAATTATTACCCTATCGGTAACAACGAAGAGTAACGATCATGCAATGGAAAATCATTAACGGATGGTACTGCATCACGGTTTCCGGGCTGATGAGTTGGAAGTTTAAGAGCCTGCGCGACGGCATCGAGTGGGCGTTTGTAACCAGAGAGGCCTGCAATGCGGCCAATGAAATGGGTGAGGTGAAGTGATGACTTTTTCACAGATTCAGCGGCTGAAAAAAATCATGGCCGGTTTCGACAAAGACTATGGCGCCACTAAAGAGGTTGATGCGCGTCAGGAAGAGTTGGATCAGGCGGTAAAGAACTACCAGATCCAGGACATTTTACGCCAGCGCTGGGAAGGTTTAGGCATCCGCCGCGAAGTGATTGCAATGGTGTTCGACGATATCGAATTCGAAGAAACCCTGGGCGCAATGATGCGGGAACTTTCAGGGATCGCCTCCCGTTACGACCTGGCCGACAAAATCGACAGCGCGAGGGATGCGGCATGAAACCAGGCATCTATTTCGACATTAGCAACGAGGACTACCACGCCGGGGACGGCGTGAGTAAGTCCCAGCTCGATATGGTGGCGCTGAACCCGGCGCTTCTCCAGTGGCAGAAATCAGCGCCAGTCGATACCGAAAAGTTGAAAGCGCTGGACATGGGGACCGCACTTCACTGCCTGCTTCTTGAGCCGGATGAATTCGATAAGCGATTCATCGTGGCACCTCATTTCAACCGGAAAACCACCGCCGGTAAAGAGGATGAAGCTGCCTTCCTGCGTGATGTTGAAGGCATGGGCATGACGGTTATGGATGCAGAGCAAGGTCGCAAACTGCAGCTAATGCGTGAGAGCGCCCTCGCCCACCCGGCGGCGCGCTGGATGCTTGAGCAGGACGGTTATTGCGAAGCATCAATGTACTGGAATGACCCGGAGACGGGTGAGCTTTGCCGGATCCGTCCCGACCGCTACCTGAGCCAGCACCCGGTAATCGTGGATGTGAAAAAAGTTGCCGATATGGATCGCTTTTCGCGCCACGTAGAAGAGTTCCGTTATCACGTACAGGACGCTTTCTACCGTGAGGGCTTTAAGCAGGTAACAGGCGAATCCCCTGGTTTTTTCTTTATCGCCGTAAGCGAGACCATCGACTGCGGTCGCTACCCGGTGCGCGTGTTTGAACTGGATGCGCCAGATATCGACGCCGGGCACGCGCTGTTCCGTCGGGATCTGAACACCTATCACCAGTGCCGCATTTCAGATGAATGGGGCGGCGTGGAAACCATTAAACGCCCTGAGTGGGCACGCAAACAGGATATGTACTTATGAGCAACGATCTCACTTTGACCGCACAGCCAGGCGCTACCGTTGGCACCGCTGCGGCGATTTTCAGCCCTGAAGGGCTAAATCAACTGGTTCGCTTTGCTGACCTGATGGCGCAAAGCAAGGCGACTGTTCCTTCTCACCTGGCTGGCAAACCATCTGACTGCCTGGCAGTAACGATGCAGGCTGCACAGTGGGGCATGAACCCGTTCGCAGTGGCGCAAAAAACGCACGTTGTTAACGGAACCCTGGGATATGAAGCGCAGCTGGTTAACGCAGTTGTGTCCTCATCAAACCTGCTGGCGACTCGCCTTAATTATCGCTGGGATGGTGACTGGTCAAAGGTGAACGGGAAAACGGATAAATCACCAGACCTCACAGTAACAGTATGGGCAACGCTTAAAGGCGAATCCGAACCGCGAACGCTGACCATCAGCATGGCACAGGCCGGTGTACGTAACTCACCTCTCTGGGAGCAGGATCCTCGCCAGCAGCTTGCATACCTGTGCGTTAAGCGCTGGGCGCGCCTGCATGCCCCTGATGTGCTGCTCGGCGTGTACACCCCTGACGAACTACAGGAGGCGGCACCGCGCGTTGAGCGTGATGTTACTCCACCTCCTGCCACTGCATCCGGTATGAACAAGCTGATCAATGCGAAACCTGATCAGAAGCAGGAAGAAACGAAAAAGCCAGCAGACGACCGGGATCCGGAAGAAATCCTTAGCGCGTTTTGCGATGCGGCAATGCGCTACAACACCGTGGCAGACCTGGACAAGGCCTACAAATACGTGGCGAAGCACCTGGTCAATGATGATGACCGCCTGGCAAAGGCCACTGACGTCTACACCATCCGACGCGATGAGTTAACAGACGTTCCGATGTAACACCACCGCGGCGCCGCGTGCGCCGCACTTAAACCAAAGAGAGGTATCTATGAAAGGTGCATTTGACAAAAAGAAACTCCTCGAGGTGGTGCCACTGTCATGGAGCACTATCGAGCGGCTTGAAGCTGCAGGCGATTTTCCAAAGCGCTGGTACATCACAGATCGCCGCTGCGCCTGGGCGCAGGAAGAAGTAGAGCAGTGGCTTGATAAGCGCAAGGCGGAAAGCCCTGAGGTTTACACCGGAAAAAAGCCCCCGGTTGAGCTTCGGAAGTACCGCCCGGTGAGTAGCGCAGCATGAGAACGCTAACCCGCCACTGGAAACGCTGGTCAGGTTGGTACGTTTATCTGGCCGCAGTATTCGCCTGGCTGACATTGCTGGGCGTCATCCTCACAACAGAAGGGTGGTTGAAATGAGCCAGTCAGTGAAGATGCAAAGATATCACCAGGAATACGCATCCCAACGCCGCGTGGAAAAGGTGATAGCCACCAGTCCGGCAGCGATGGAGATCGAGAAGAAAGCGCTGAGCCGGGAGCGGAAAGGCCAGTACCGTATTGCGGCGCGTCTGTGGCTTGAATGCCTGGATGTTGCGGTTGGTGAAGTGGAACGTGCTCGAATCGCTATTCGCCGCGATCAGTGCATCACAAAAAGTAACGGCCTGCGCCGCGGTGATTACTCAGGCGTTTGTGCAACGTGCGGGGTGATCTATGACTAACGCAAAAGACAACATCCGCGTAGGCCGCATCATCATGGTTTACTCGGAGCAAAAACACGGATGGATTGCCCCGGGCGGCCGCGTGATTAGAAACCCACTGAAAGCCCAGCGTCTGGCTGAAGAATTAAACGGTAAGAAGGTGGCAGCATGACCGATAAATACACTCTTATCTATGCTGATCCGCCTTGGATATACCGTGACAAAGCAGCAGACGGAGAGCGCGGCGCCGCGTTTAAATACCCGGTTATGAGCGTGCTGGATATCTGCCGCTTTCCGGTTTGGGAGCTGGCCGCCGAAAGCTGTCTGTTAGCTATGTGGTGGGTGCCAACACAGCCGGTAGAAGCGCTGAAAGTTGTCGAAGCGTGGGGTTTTCGCCTGATGACAATGAAAGGCTTCACCTGGAACAAATGCGGCAGCCGCCAGGCCGACAAACTCGTTATGGGAATGGGCCACATGACCAGGGCGAACAGTGAAGATTGCCTGTTTGCAGTTAAAGGTAACCTTCCTCAGCGCCTCAATGCCGGGATCATTCAGTCATTCACCGCGCCGCGCCTTGCTCATTCGCAGAAGCCAGATTGCGTTCGCGAGAAACTGGTGCAACTGCTTGGCGACGTACCGCGAATTGAACTTTTCGCGCGCCAGTCGTCGCATGGCTTCGACACCTGGGGAAACCAGTGCGAATCGCCTGCGGTGCAGTTGATCCCGGGAACTGTGAGCAGAGAGGTGAAAGCAGCATGACCCGACATGAAGCCGAACGCTATGAGCAAGAAAGCGTAATGCGTGCTGGCGGTATAGGGATCGCGGCTGCGTTACTGCCTGAATGCTCAGCATTAGCACTGTTAACCGCCGTGCTGCGCAACGCGCCGCTGGCACCATCTGATAACCAGGGGAAGATCCGCAATGAGCCTGAAACACCAGTTGCCTGAAATGCAGCAGCGCATGGACCCTGTGATGCTGGCGGCAGCCGCCGATGAATATGCCGATCTGCTAATCACCATGTGCCTGTGCATGAAACTGGCCGGGCCCACCAGGGCGAATATTCGCGGTTGCGCGTTATTGTTAAAGAAAAGGCTTGTGACACGTCACAGCCAGTCAGCTCTCGATAGCATCCTGAATAGCTGGGATCCTGTTGGGCAGTTTCTGAGCCTGCGCCGTGAGGCAAACGAGGCCGCCGCCAGCCATGGAGAGCCGGCAGATAATTTTTTGTGAGGTATTTATGAAACTGATTGATTTACTGGTGCAGGAATTGCCGAAGCATGGTGGATGGCCGGAGGGGGTAGCGCTTATTGATCAAGCTCGCGATGGAATGATATTCGACCCTACAGATCCTGTAATGCCTTATCTTTTTGATTCGCACCTGTTTGAATTAGCTGATGACTGGGACGTTACTCAAGTCACCCGCGAACAGTACGAAGCAGCACTGGCCGCCAGTCAGCCTCAGTGGAATGGCGAAGGGCTGCCGCCGGTTGGTTGCGAGTGTGAGTTTTATAATGGTAACCGGTATTACGTGAGAAACTCATCGCCTCAGGATGGTCAAAAGGTTAAGGTTGTTCATCACGAAGTCAGCGGTGCCGGAATCCCATGTGCGGTTTTTGTCTGGATTGGTGATGATAATTCCGTTAAGTCAGAGGCGGCTCAGTCGGGTCTTTTCCGCCCCATCCGCAGCGTAGTTGAGCGCAAGCGTGATGATATTGCGAAGGCAATCAACGAGGCGGTAGACGCAAGCGGCACGATTGGACATGTGCTTTACGACGCCATAGCCGCCGGGAAAATCCATGGTCTATGCATCATGTACTGAGTAGCCGCCAGTGGCGGCTACTTCCCTTCCATCCACTTCTCAAACTTCACCGGGGAGAACGGTATTAAATCGGTGTGCTCCCCTGCTATCCAGGCATCAACCATGTCAGCCCACTGCTGTAGCATGTAAGTGCGCTGCCTGGCGTACTCCGCTTTGTTATACACCGCTCTTACGCCCTTCTGTTCGTGCGCCAGCGCTTTCTCTATCCAGTCGGATGGATATCCTGCCTCATGCAGAAGCGTGCTGGCCGTGCGCCGCAGGTCATGTACCGCGAAGTGATCAAGCCCAAGGCCTTCGCGCTGCGCTGTTTCTACCGTCGTATTGATTAACCTGTTCAGCGCGCCATTAGATAGCGGTTTGCTGACTGAGTAGCGCCCGGGTATGAGGTATTCACTACCACCAGCACACATTTGCAGGCCGACCATCAGATCCTGGGCCTGAGTTGGAAGATAGATTACGTGGGAACGACTGCCCTTCATGCGCGACGCCGGGATGGTCCAGGTGCATTTTTTGAAATCGACCTCTTTCCAGGTGGCCTCTGTGAATTCGCTTTTGCGTACCAGCGTCAGCAACACCAGCTTAAGCGCAAGCTTCATCGTTGCCATGGCTCCGACATTATCCAGAGTGCGGAAAAATGTCCCCACTTCTTCCGGCTGAAGGCATCGCTCACGCGGTTTAAACATGGCGATCGATGATGGTTTGATGTCGGCCGCCGGGTTGAACAGTCCGTGCCCGCGGTCATTCGCGAACCGGTAAACGCTGCTGATTATCTCCCTGGCCTGCACTGCCGTCGCCCGACCGCCGCGCTCGACTATTCGATCGCACAGGTCGCGCACCATCGATGTTGTGATTTCCGCCATCACCTTATTGCCCAGCACCGGCATTATGTCCCTGTCGATTACCGACTGTTTCATTGCCCGTGTACTGTCTGCCAGTACGACATGCCGCATATAGGCGTCGGTATGTACCGCGAATGTTTCGGCACCGCGTATCTTTTTAATACCGTCACGTTTCTCCGCAGACGGCGACCGGCCTGCCTTCAGCAGCTTTTTGGCGGATATGAGTTCCTCCCGCGCTTCTGCCAGGCTGATACCGTCACGACCGTACTGTCCGATCACCAGCGTTTCACGCCGACCGTTAATGCGATAGTCATAGCGGAACGAGACGGATCCGGACGTGAGCACGGCAACGTAGAGCCCGTCACGGTCAGAAACTTTATAAATTTTGTCCTGCGGCTTGAGGTTTTTCAGTTTTGTATCGGTAAGCAC